GCACCTCCGGTCGCATCCCGATCCCCCGGCCTGGTCTCCCCCAAACCGGACAAATCGTCTGCTACGAAAACCGGACATACCGTGTGCTACCAACAGGGCATCACGTCCGGTCGCCTTAACAGGCTGCTGATAAAGTGTTGAAGCGCCTCGATCTGGAGCCGGAAACCGGGAAATCAGTCCGAAAACCAGACACAGAGCCCGGGTTTTGGACCATTTTGCTTCGAAAAAGGGACCGTTTCCGGCGCACGGTGGCCCGAAAACCATTTTTCAGCACCCTGTTAATGCCGGGCGGGTGCGTGAAGTATAATGTCGCCTTCCTTTGCTAACGCCCCGGCCAACGAAAGGATGGTTTCGCTCGGGACCGCGCTGCGCGCGCCTCTCCCGAGCTTATCCCGAACCTAGCCGCTGAACCGGTTTTCTGTCCCGTCGAAAACTGTCCGCCGCACACCTTCCCCTGTGGCGCGCAGGGTTACGCGCCACCGGCCAGTTCGATCACACGCCGCTTCGACAGGTTGCGGTTGAACCGCCGCCGGTTGAGCCTCAGCGAGATGACGCAGAGCCCATAGAGCCAGTGCTGATGGGCGGCCGAGCGTTGCAGTCCGACCGTCCAGCAGATGGTCTTCCACCGCTCGCCATGAGCGCGCATCCAGACGATCTTGCCGTCGACGGGGTCGAGGCAGGCGGTCCAGGTCAGCGTCTCCTCCATCCGGCTGATCGCCTGCGGCGAGGGCAGCACCCGCATGGGCTTCGGCTCCTGGCCCACCTTGTCGGCGAAGGAGTGGATGATCTCGGGCCACGTGCTGAAGTAGCCCTGCCGCCGCGGCTCGGGCAGGCGCTTGAGCACGAAGGCCGCCTCAGCGAGACGGGCCTCGACGAGGGACGGGGTCCACTTATCCATGGCGCCCTCCCTCGTCGGAGGGGCGCGGCCCGTAGAGCTTTTCGCCCAGCTGGCGGACGAGCTCGCGTTCCGGCCAAGTCAGACGCGCGTCCTCGAGCGAGACGGCGAGCAGACCCTGCTCGCGCCAGCCCTCGCGCTTCACCTGTTCCGGATCCCGACGATGGCCGCCGTAGCCCTTGGGGTGCCACCTCATGCGACACCCCCGTTCGTCTCGATCGCCAGAGGAGTAGCGCGATGGCGTCGGCCTCGTTGTCGTCGGCGGGGCTGAAGCCCCGGGCCCGCGCGGCAGCGATCATCGCCTCTTTCGGCGCGTTGCCCTTGCCCGTGGCGTGGCGCTTGATCGTGCCGACCGGAACGCCGGCATAGGGCACGCCCCGCAGTTCCGCCCATGCCGTCAGCGTGGCCATGAGCCCGCCATAGACATGGGCCGCGTCTGTTCCGGAGTGGCGGCGCACCTCCTCGAACCAGATCGCGGCGATCGGTCCGGAGAGCCGGTCGATCTCGGTCAGCCAGTTGGTGACGCGCAGGTAGCGCATGCCGCCACCGTCATAGCGGCCGGGCCTGAAGCTCGCGGTCCCGCTGGTGATCAGCCCGTCCGGCGTGCGCAACGCCCAGCCCGCGCTGGTGCCGAGATCCAGCGCGAGAATGCAGCGGTCGAGATTTCCGGCAGCCTTGAGAGGCGCCGCAGCAATGTGTTGGGAGCGGTCCATGACGACCTCCTCTTCGAGTGAGAGGCCGGGGCGGCACGGCTGCCTGGTGAGGGCAGCACGCGCGCCCGGGCCGGGATCGCGAGGTCTGGTCACGGTCACGTTGTCGATGCCGGGGGCGCCCGGCGCTTCCTTCAATGGCTTCACCCCGCCCGCTTGAAGGAAGTGGGGCCGCAAGCCATTGGCAGAATGAGGATAAATCTCTTCTTTCAATATTTCAGTTACTTCATGGGGTATGTGTTTGCCTTCCATCCCCATCCGCGCGCGCGAGGGTCTTTGCGTGAAATATTGAAAGAAGTCCCCCGCGCCGGCTTTCCGTTGCCGGACGGGGGCTTGGGCGGGAACTTCCTTCAAATGAAGGATTGGGGCGGTTGAAGGAAGCATCGTCCCGGCCCTCACCGCATCGCCCGGAAGCGCATGGCCTTCCGACCCCCGGTCTCCTGCTCGACCGTGGCGATATCGCCGCTCTCGACCAGCGTGAGCAGGATGTCGTCGCGATCGCGCGCCCGGAGCCATTGCGAGGCGCGGGTCAGCTCGGACTTGGTGACGCCGGCCGTCCCCGCCTTGCGGATGATCTCGCGCAGTCGTTTCAGATGCGCCTCGGTCTCGGTATCGGCGACATGGCGCTCGACGGCGTCGATGGTGCGCCGGGCGAAATGGCGCACGAAATCGATCGCCCAGACGGCATCCTCGAGTCGGATGACGGGGTGGACCGCATCCCGCCCCACGGCGAGGACGAGCGCGACCTTGGCCGCGTTCTCGGCGATCCGGGCGAGGATCGGCGTCTGGAACGTGCCGGCCGCGGCCCTGAGCTCGGCGGTGATCTCCTCTCCGAGCGCATCGAAACGCGCCTGCGCGTCGTCGTCCATCGGCACGGTCATTGGATCGACGGCGGTCTCGGGCCCGGAGGTCTTGCCGGCGAGGTTGCCGCTGGCCCGGTCCCCGCCTTCAGCGAGGCGCTGCAGCCCCTCGATCAGCGGCCGGGGCGATCTTCGGAGCCCGGCGCTACGGTTCTCGTCCGGATAGTCCTCCTCACTCGGCAGGATGATGAGCCGGGCGAGCGAGCCGTCCACCACGTTGGCGCCCTGCAGCGCCCCCCAGAAATGCAGTGGCGTCGTCGTGCCGTAGACGCAGAGGCAGGGCTGCACGATGTCGCGCCGCTCGTTCGAGCCGTCCCGGTTGGCGTATTCCGCACCGAGGAAGATGCCGCTGGCCGCAGTGTAGAGCTCGGTCATGTTGTCGAGGATCTCGGTGATGTGGCGCGGGCTGCGCTTGCGGTCGGCCGCCGCCGAGAGGAACATCCCGAACTCGTCGATCTGGAACAGGATCGCGGGTTGACGGTGGAGCGCGGTCAGGAGCCCCGCGCCCGAGGCGATCTTGTTGCCGCCGAGGTGGTGCGCCAGCCCCGCCGCGAAGAACAGCTCGTTGACGACCTCGCGGGCGTGGTTCTTGCCCGAGCCGCTGTCCGCGATGCCGACGATGTAGAGGTTCGTGCGCAGGTCGGTCGCCGTGCGGTAGCGCCGTCCCATCAGCGCGCCGAGGGCGCAGAGGCTGGCGCCCACCGCCAGAAGCGGCTGAGGTCTGCGCGCCGTGTCGATCATGTAGCGCGCGAGATCGCCCACGAGCCCGCCCGGGATCGTCAGCGTGAAGGACGGCATAGGCGCGAGGATCGGCATCGGGGCATCGGGCTGGGCGAGCCGCGCGAGGAGGCCCGCCGCGGGATGCGCGTCGGCCGCACAAGCCTTCTGACTGCCGTCGAGCAGCAGGTCGGGATCGGGACGCCAGCCCTTCTCCATGGCGAGGTGATAGATCGTGCCGGCGCCGATCCGCGCGGGCTTGAAGCTCGTCCATGCCTTCGCCGTCGCGGCCGGGTCGTTCTTGGCCGCCTGCGCCGACCAGTCGGCGAAGAGCGTCGCGCCCTCCTCGCCCAGCCCGCCCTTCAGCGCCATGCCGATGCGCATCCAGCTGTCGTAGTCGAGCTCGGCGTTCGGCAGCCAGGCGAGCGCACTCCGGATCGCCGCCAGCGTGCCAGCCTGCGCATGCGCCGGCAGACACGGATGCCCGGCCCCGATTGCGCCCTTCGCACCGAGGCTCTTCGGACGCAGCTCGGGCGGGATCAGCGCCAGCGCCTCGTCGAGGAACGCTGCCGCCCTGTCGGCGTCGATTTCGGGCAGGCTCTCGATGTCGAGATCAGCGAGCCCCTCGTCCGGCCAGGCATAGGGCTGGCCGGTGTCGGGATGCTCGGCATAGGCCACGAACTGCTGTCCGTGGCACAGAACCTCGAGCGGCGCGCGCCGGATTCCGGCGAAGGGCTCTCGCGTGCGATAGACCAGCAGCCGCTTCGGTGCCTTGCCGATCCTGAGCGCGGGCGTGTCGCCCAGCCGCTCGCGGGCCAGTCGTTCGATGCGCAGCGCAAGCTCGCCATCCTCGGCGACGTCGATGTCGAGCGCGGCGACCGCGCCGCCGACGATCCCGACGCCGCAGCTAGGCCAGGTCGACCAGGTCGCGACCTCGAGCTCGGTCGTGGCGCGGCTCGCATGCCGGTTCCACTGCGGGTAGTCGTGCCAGGCCGCGCGGGCGAACTGGCCGGGTTTCTTGGTGCCGGGCGCAATCGGCAGGATCGCGTAGCCGTTGGTCACGAGACGCGCGCCCACGCGCGCCATCCACGAGGTGTCCGCCATCAGAAGGGCACCTCCGGGATCATGCCGTCGAGCCGCGCGCGGTCTTTCGCGGCCAGGTCACGAAGGTGGTCGCAGTAGCCGGTGACGATCACCTCGACGAAGGTGTCCCACTCGTGCTCGGTCAGCTGGGCGAGATCGGTCCGGCCGAGGCTGTCGAGATAGGCGCCGCCGGCCTTTCCGCCCTCGACCATGGCCGCCGTCTCATTGGGGGTCGGATCGATCATGCCCGACCTCCGGTGGCAGAGGTCCTGGCAAACCCGGCTGCAGAGGTCTCTGCGGCTCGTGTCGCGCCGCGGGTCGGAGACGCGGAAGCGCGCGTCGAACCAGCCCCAGCCGCGGGGCTCTCGATGGCAGACGGCGCAGAGCCCGGCACGGACGTAAGGCATGGGGCGAACCTGTAGGCGGTGATTTCGGTGAAGCGGCCCGCAGGGCGAACGGCGATCTCGGTGGGGCGGCGCAGCCGGTCCGCCAGCAGAAGCGCCTCGTCGACCGACTCGGGCACGTCCAGCTCGGGCGCCCGCTCGCGCCACCAGCTCGCGGCCTTGCGGCGCGGATAGCCCTCGTGCTCGAAGCAGACCCATTCCGTGTGGAAGGCCAGACCGCAGCGGTAGGTGACCTTCAGCGAGACCCGTCCGCCGCGCTTCTCGTGGCGGCTGTAGGTGACGTCGGTGACGCCGACCCATTGCGGCTTGCCGGTAGACAACACCTCCAGCGTCGAGGCTGTCGGCTCCAGCTTCACCTCGCGGCCGGGGAACTCGAAGCCGCAGCCGGGGCATTCGAGGGCGGCGATGGCCACGATGGTCCCGCATTCGGGGCAGATCTTCGTGGGCGGCGGCCCGTCGCCTGGTCCGCCCGGCCGTTTCGGCCGCACCAGATCGATGGGGCCATGCCGCCGGACATTGCCCGCGAAATCGAGAACCAGGCAGTTCTCCTTGCCCTCGGCAAGCCGCGTGCCCCGTCCGGCCATCTGGACATAGAGCCCTGCCGACTTGGTGGGCCGCAGCATCGCGATCAGGTCCACGGCCGGCGCGTTGAAGCCCGTCGTCAGCACGCCCATCGAGGCCAGCGCCCGGATCTCGCCGCGCTTGAAGGCAGCGATGATTGCGTCGCGCTCGTCCTTCGGCGTCTTGCCGAAGATGGTGGCGCAGCTGACCCCGCGGCGGCGGAACTCCTCGGCGACATGGGTGGCGTGGCGGACGCCGGAGCAGAAGGCGAGCCAGGACCGGCGCGTCTCGCCATGGGCGATCACCTCGGCCACGGCCGCGCGCGTGATGGCGTCCTGGTCGACCGCGTCCTCAAGGTCGCGCGCGATGAACTCGCCGCCCCGCGATCCCACGCCCGTCACGTCGAGGCGGGTCTTGGTCTGCTTCGAGATGAGCGGGGAGAGATAGCCCTGATCGATCAGGTCGCGGACCGACACCTCGTAAGCGATGTCGGTGAAGAGCGCGTTCTCGCCCTCGTGCAGCATGCCGCTGTCGAGCCGGAAGGGCGTCGCCGTCAGCCCGATCACCTTCAGCGCGGGGTTGATCGCCTGCAGATCGTTGAGGAAGCGGCGATACATGGTGTTCGACCGGCCGGGGATCAGATGCGCCTCGTCGATCAGCACCAGATCGGCATGGCCGATGCGCGTCGCCTTGTCGTGGATGGACTGGATGCCGGCGAAGAGGATCCGGGCCCGCGCGTCGCGGCGGCCAAGCCCGGCCGAGTAGATGCCCGCGGGCGCCTCGGGCCAGAGCCCCAGCATCTCGGCATGGTTCTGCGCGATCAGTTCGCGCACATGGGTGACGACGAGCACACGCTGATCCGGCCAGGCCTTGAGGACGCCGTCGATGAAGGCGGCCATGACGAGGCTCTTGCCGCCGGCCGTGGGGATCACGACGAGCGGGTTGCCGCTCTCCTTCTCGAAATAGCCGTAGATCGAGGCGATGGCGGCCTGCTGGTAGGGGCGCAGGGTCAGCATGCGGCGGCCTCCTCTTCGCGGGCGTCATTGGTCCAGGCTGAGCCGTCGCGCATGCGGTAGGAGACGAAGTCCTCGCCTGCGTCGCTCACCTCGCCGGGGACCAGATCGGGGATGAACAGGTGCCGGGCGCAGGCGCGGCGCTGGTCGGCCGGGTCGAGCAGCCGGTCGTGGCGCGCGCAGTGCCAGCCGCCTTCGATGGGCGTCGAATGCAGGCAGGACCGGCAGGTGACGGCCGCGGCGTCCTCGCCGTGACAGAGCCCGTGGTGGTCGCAGAACCGGCACTCGAACCAGGCGGGATCCGCGCTGATCCGCTCGGGCGGGTGCTGGGCGAAGATGATCCGCCGCGCCTTTTCCAGCAGGCGCTCGCCCATCCCGGGGTCGGCCGGGACGCGCTCGATGTGCAGCGCGTCGGTGTCCTTGCAGACCGCGACGTAGAACGCCCGCGTGATGCCGGTCAGGTGCATGTACACCTGCATCTGCGCGGCGTGCTGGGGCTTGGCGAGCGCAACGCCCTTGGCGATCAGCTCGGCAAAGCTCTTCGCGGAATGCGTCTTGAACTCGACAACGTGCCAGGTCTTCGGCGCCTCGAGCAGGCCGAGGGCGACGGCGTCGAGCGAGCCGCCGAAATGACCGCCATGGGCCTCGACCCGGAACTGGCGTCCGGTCTCGGGATCGACCTCCAGCACCGTGGCGCCGGTCGCGCGCAGGTCGCGGACGAGCCTGGCCTCTTCCAGCTGACCGGTCTCGAACAGCCGCAGGATGCGGCCGGTGTGCCGCGCGGGCGTCGCCCAGCGGAAGTCGTACCAGAGCGCACGGGCGCAGGCCTTGCCGATCAGCGAGGCGCCAAGGTGGTCACGGAAGCCGTCGCCCTGCCGGGCCTCGTAGGAGGCGTAGATCGCGGAGAGGGTCGGCGTCGGGGGTTCGGGGAGCGCGGCCATCAGCACGCCTCCTCCCGCTCGAGCCGCGCCCGCGCCTCCGCCAGAACCGCGGTCCAGGCGGCGCTGTCATGGCGTTCGCGCAGGACGGCGATGATCATGTCCTTCAGGCGCTCGCGCCGGCGGCGGCCGCCCTGACGGGCGACGATCTCGGCGCGCTCGCGATTGAGGTGACGCAGCGCCGTGCGCGCGCGGTTAAACCAGTTGGGGTCGATCGGCTTCGCCGTCCGCTGCCGCGTCAGATCGGCGGTCGCGATCTGCGTGCGGATCTTCGCGATGGCGTCCTCGATCTCGATCAGGCGCCGGCTGTCGTCGGGCAAGCCGGGGGCGTTCGCGGCCGCGCAGGCCGCGTCGGTAGTATTGGTCATGGTCGGTCTCTCGGGTCTGGCGATGTCCGGGCCGCCGCAGGTCTCACCCCGCGGCGGCCGAGGGCGTCAGCTCTTGCGGTTCCAGGGCGCGGTGGCCGGGCGGGCGGGCGCCGACTGCGCGGGCGCGCTGGCCGACTGCGTGGCGGCGGGCTTCGGCGGGGTCGCCTGCGCCGGGGCCTCCGGCACCAGGTAGCGGATCGTGTTGCGCTCGCCGTAGCCGTCCTTCGGGGGCTTCACGCCGACCTGGATCGTCAGCGGGATGAGGTGCAGCTCCTCGCTGTCGTTCACCTGCAGCTTGCCCGTGGCGTGGCAGATCGCCGACAGCGTGCGCTGCGCGATCTCGACCGTGGTCGGATTGGCGTTCACGAGGTTCAGCTGGTCGAAGACCTTGCGGCCCTGCTGCGGCCCCTCGAGAATGTCGAGCATCAGCCAGAGATATTTCCCCATCCCGTTCTTCGTGACGCGCATCTCGCTCTCGACGATCTGGGCGCGATACTTGCCCGCGGGCAGGATCTCGTAGGCGGTGGTGGGCTCGATGCCGGCGGCGTCAAAGGCGGTGTCGAAACGTGCCATCGTGCTGTCCTTTCAGTCGTAATCAGGCGGATTGGGGCATGGCGGCCAAGAACTCGGACCACTCGAGCGGGAGGGTTTCCGGCAGGCCGTAGCGGTTCTTGGCGAGGAAGGCGGGGCGCTCTTCGGTGTGCATGACGCGCGCACCGGACCCGAGCGCCCGGGTCACCTTCTTGTTGAAGCCCACATCGGACTTGCTGACCGAGATCCGGTAGTTGGCGAAGAGCACGACGTCCGAGTGCTCCTGCAGCAGCGCGGACGCGCGGGCCTGCAGCTTGATCACGTACCGGTCGTAGGGTTCGTGCTCGGGGCTGTCGAAGCGCTTGATGTCGGTGTGGGCGATCTGGATGACCGCCATGCCCTTCCGGTCGCGGAGCGCGTTCAGCTTGTCGATGTATTCGCGCCAGATGGTCAGCGCCTCGGCGTAGCCCTTGCCGAAGCCGGGGCTTTCGATCGACTGCCAGCCGTTGCGCCGGCAGGCCTCGGCCCAGATCAGCGGCTCCAGCCAGTCCACGCTGTCGACCACCACCGTGGAATAGGGATGATCCTCGTCGAGCAGGGCGTCGAGCGCCTCCGCGACCTCGGCGTAGCTCGTCGCCAGGGGGAAGTGCGGCACCTGCAGCTTGCCGAGACCGTCCTCGGTGAGGACGAACACCGGCGCGTCAGCGGACGCGGCGAAGGTGGATTTGCCGATGCCGGCGACGCCGTGGATCAGGACGCGCGGCGGGCGCAGCACCGTCGAGGTTTGCAGGGATGCGAGCGAGATGGCCATCAGAGCGCCTCCTCGCCGAGCTGCAGCCGGAACTTGGGCTTGCCGGTGCGGACCGTGCGCGCGGGCTCGAACTCCTGGCGGATGTCCGTGGGCCAGGCGGTGTACTTGCGCTCGGGCACGCTGAACGCGATGTCGACGTACTCGGCGGGATCGGCGCCATCGGCCCGGATCCGCTCGACCAGACCGGCGAGCATCGCCTGATCCCAATCGACGCGCTTGGGGAGCTCGGCGACCACGGTGACCGGGCCGTCCTGCAGCCGGACGGTGCCGGTGTCCTTGCCCTCCGCGCGGCGGGCGTCCTGCGCCTGATCGCCGTACTTCAGCGCGATGGCGCCATCGAGCCAGTCGCTGAGGCTCTTGGCAGCGCGCAGCCGCTCGTCGGCGTCCTGCTTCAGGAGGGCCAGCTGGTCGCCCGGCAGAACGGCGATCTCGCCGACCGGCATAGTGGGAATGTCGTCGAGGGAGATGCGGTTGGGGATCGTCATGGCCGTCCCCTCACGCCAGCTTCATGGCGGGCTTGTCGGCCGTGCTCGAGCAGTGCCGGTTGGCCTCGTAGGCCTCGACATCCTCGAGCCGGTACACGACCCGGCCGCCGATCTTGATGAAGGCGGGGCCCTCACCGGTCCAACGCCAGCGCTCCAGCGTGCGCGGGCTGATCTTCCATCGAGCTGCAAGCTCGGCCTGGTTGAGATGCGTGACAGACATCCGAAACCTCATTGAGTTGTCCGTTGTTCACCCCGGCACGTTGGTGCGCCCGGATATACGAACAATTTCAATGCTTTGCGGCCATCCGTATATGATCACGCCCGGATTTTCTTGTGACGTCCGGACAAGAAAAAAGCCCCGAAAAACGGGGCTTCGCTGGGCAGATCGTGACCTTGCGCGTGGTGGCCTGTGACGTCGGCGGATTATTCCTGTGACGCAGCCGGATTCGGAGCCTCAATGTCGCCGAGGGCGATCTCACGGCATGCCGGGTTGAGGCGGTAGCCAGCGCGATCCTTGGTCTCGATGAAACTGTCCTGATCGAGCGGGATCCCGAGCATCACCGCCAGCGGGTCAAGCGCGTCTCGCAACCTGCGCAGTTGCTGGCGCATCGACTGCTCGGATACGCCGATTTTGTCCGCCACATCGTGAGGTGGCATGAACTGGACCTCCGAGCGCGTCCTCTTGGCCTTCCGGAAATTCTCGATCAGCGCATTCACGAAGCGGTAGTTCGCACCTTCGAGAAGATGCCCGCCATGAAAGAGCACCTGCTCGGCATCGTGATCCACCGCGAACTCGACGATGGGAGCACTGAGATTGTCGACGAAATCGGTGGCCTGCCGATCGTAATCGGACTTCGGCGGTTAGCGTCCGAGGAGGTGGTGGAGATTCATCGCGCGACGGCGGTGTAGTCGGGGTGGCCATCGAGGGCGCCGGTTATGGTGGAGTTTGCCGACCTCAACCACGGACCGAGGGATCCCCGATGACC